ATTTTATCTCTTTTGAAATTATGTTTAGATTTTGAACCAATTACTACCATTGCTATATAAAGTAATAACGCCATAATTACTGTTAATTACTGCTGTATCACTTCCATCAATTTTTTCATCTCCTTCTGTTCCAACGGTGATATTTTTTACACTTGCGTTTCCTCCTGCATCTTTAATGACTATTATCCTACCTGAAACTAATTGTGCTGTTGGGATTGTTATTGTTTGAGCTTCTGTTGCTGAATAAGTTGAGTGAATAATATTATCTTTTTCAAGAATTGTATACGCTGAAATATTTACTACCGTAATGTTTTGAATATTAGCTCCATAGTTTTTTACAAATAATCCATCTATTCCACCCACACCATCTGATTTTGCTCCTACTTTCAGAATATCATTGGCATCTATTCTAATAGCCACGCTCATTTCTGTTCCGTCTGTTGAGGCAGATGTTACTGGCATATCAAATAGAGCAACCTCTCCTGCGTCTGGGTCTGCTTCTATCGCACCCACATTTAATTGAGCGGCAACATCTACTTCATCATCTTCATTTCCTTTTAAGATATTTATATAACCAGCACCAGAATAATCTTTTGATTTCAGCCATTTATTATTTTCTAATGTAACATCTCCCGTAAACTCTGGAGATGTTTTGGGCGCAAACAACTGCCTAAGCCAAGTCAAAATCTTCCACTTTTTAGAGGTTCCTTCGGCAGAATCTGTTGTATCTGAAACATCAACGATATGAATAACATCATCATCGTGTAATTGTTCATTCATCAGATTCCTATCTGTTAATTTTTGATTTGCCATTTTGCTTAAGAGGGCTACTAATTTGTAACCCTCTGATTAATTCTATTAACTGAGGGAAATCTCTAATTCAATCTCCCACACCTGTCCTGCTGTCTTTGTTCCTTGTGTGGATACTTTTCTATTTAATAAGATGCCGCCTGATGCTTTACTTAATACTCCAAACTCGTTCCAAGCTTGATTAGCTGAAGTGCCGTCAAATACTGCCTTGTATGTGACCTTCTGAGATGTTCCGTAAGTAGGATAACCATCTGCCATTGGTTTTTTAACGCCAGATGTAAATGTTAATTCTGTATCTGTTACTGATTCACTGCCTGTTCCTGTTCCTACTATTAGGTTAGCTAATGAACCAAATTGCTCTCCACCCGTTCCAGCAATTAAGGTCCACATCTCGTTAATTCCTGCGTTTGTCAATTTATTACCTTCAAAAACAACTGACTCTAATAATTTACCAGCTTCATAATCACTTTGTGAAGCAAACTTATTAATTCTGAATACTGGATTCCATTTTGCTTTTTCTTGTATGTTTTTCATTTTTTTATTTTTTATTACTTATTACTACTTTCTATTTTTTTTATTTCTTCCTCAGCTTTTTTAGCTGATTCTACAAATAATTTTGCCTTATCAATATCAATACTTCTGTAAGCATTAACACTGGGGTCATATATTTTTACTTTTTGTGTCATATATTTTTTATTATTTATTATTCTCGTCCTCTTTTTTAATTTGTCCTGCTACTTTTTTAACTATATCCTGCGGAAATTGTAAGCCCATCTCAGAGAGATTTTCCATTACCGACCACGCTTCTCTAAAACTAAACCAAGTAACTACATATACAAACGCTCCATCAAAATAAGGTAGTAATGATAACAGGTAGGCAAATATAATTGCCAGCATATAACATATTACTTTCTTCATATTAACAAGCTTTGTTGAACTAAAACCACCGTTGAATAATGCTGTGCTTTTTATTGCTCCTGTTATCGTATCTAATGTGATGAATAATGCGAATGTAATTATGGCAATCTGCATCTCTCCTGTCCAGATAAAATATCCTGCGGGGATTATTGCCGCTATCATCTTACCCAATTCTAATTTGATTATTTCTATTGACATTTTTCTTATTCTTATTTTTTTTCTTTTTATACAAGGTCATCATTTTGTTCTGATAATCCTTAAATGCTTTTACTATGTTCATACTACAAGAGGGATTTTCACCCTCCTGAGTGTATAAACACTTAGCTTTCCGTTCCTAATCTTACTACTGCGATTCCTGATGGAAGTAAAGGAACATATCCTGTTCTCTTTGAGATTCTAAGAGCTACCATATCTTGTTCTGCTAAGTTAATTGAAGTTGGTGATTCACCAGCTGAACTAACTGTTGCCTCTGTAAGATATTTTACTCTTAAGCCACCCTTATCTCCATAGACGCAAGTTTTACTTAGGTCTGTGTAGAATGCGATTGGTGTTCCTTCTACTGCTGTGTTGTCGTCTGCTAATACATCTAACAACTCAATTGGTCTCTGCCAGATTCTGTATCCTTCTGTGTCTGCTGTTGGGTTCTGTATTAAGTAGTTGCCATTAGTATCCTTTACTCTTTGTAAAAGGCTGAAGTAAGCACTATTCATATAGAACTTTCCTTTGTTCCTTACTTGTCTAGGAACTGCAAACTTTGCTCTATTTAGAGCGTCTGCTAAGAGATTGCCAAACTTCTCTGCTGTTGGGTCATCTTCACCGACAAGGACTTCAACTGTGTCATCAACTACTACAACTCCGTTGTATTGGTCTCCTGAGTCTACCTCACCAGTAAAGAATACTCTGTCTTCTTCTAAAGCAACTGCTTCTCCAAACAACTCACCTAATAATCTAATAATATCAATTGCTGGGTCTTCTAACATCTCTTCTGACATTGGACAAATGGCTACCAATTTCTTTAATGTCTGCTCAACTAACTTGAATTGAGGGATTGAAGATGGTTTCTTTTCACCTTGACCAGCCCAGAATACTTGAACAGCACTTGCTAAGGCAGGTAGCATTCTTGAGTTACCAGCACCTGAGAAAGGTAGGTATCTCATATCTCTTCTCGCAATTCCGTATTCTTCAACAAATCTTGCTACTTCTGCGACTAATGGAGTAGGAACTAAGAATCCACCATCTCTGTCTGTGTCTGTATTTAAGAAGTCTTTTTCCATTGCTCTAAGAGTAGAGGCATCTCTTTCTCTCAAGGCAGTAAACCATTTTCTAACAACCTCTTGGTCGCTTAGATTCTTTTGAACTTTAACTCCTTTTACAGCCGCTTTTCTTTGTGCTTCTACACCAGCGTAGAACTTAGATACTAATTCTTTTGCCATTTCATCTAATTTAGCATCTAAGGCTTCTATACTTGCTGATTTTGTTTCTGATTGGATAAAACTCTTTAGGTTTTCTTTTACCTCTTCCTCTGTTTCCTCTCCCTCAGTTTCTTCACCATCAGTTTCTACTTCCTCTGTTTCTGTTTCTTCTGTTTCTTCTGTTTCTATTTCCTCGTTCTCTTTTTCTAATTTCTTGCTCATATTTCTTTTTCCAATTAACACTTTTCAAGAATAATGAACCCTATCATTATCCTGTGAACTGTCCACCTTGTTGGAGTATTGCCGACCTATTATATTTTACAAGGATATCAGTTCTTAAAAATTTTAAATGAACTCACTCTCTCTTTATTATACACCTTTATCATAATTATTAAAAGTTGTCCCCCACTCGTGTTCTGCGTATATCTTACCATTACCTTTATATCTCGTTCCATCTTTGTAAGTAGGGACTAAATGATATGCTGGCAGTAATTTTATTCTTGGCTTATACTTCAATATCATTTTCTTTGTATACATATTTCCAACTGACTTATATGGTGTTCCAACTCGTTCCATTTTAGTAATTCCTTCTATCATCTTTTTAACAAATTGATGTCCTTTGGTGCTTGCGTATAAAGGAGATACGCGTATTTCTTCTATGGATGTTGGGTTTTCAATAAATTGTCCCCAATCATCAACAGGAACAAACAACTCATAATCATTATCAAATAATTCATCAATCGGATTAATACATATACTATCTGCTCCTGAAACTATCCCACCATATTCATATAATATCTCATATCTTATTATGTCTGCTACTCCGTGCCATAATCCTTCCTCTGTATATTGTCCTATATGTTTTTCATTTATCCATTTTCTACTATAAACTTTGTCATTATCCCATAAAATATGTTCCCAATCAGGATGTTTTTCTACCCAAGTATTAATCCATCTCGTTGGTGCTGGTTTATCTCCTACCCATATTTTATGTATGATTTTTGGTATTTTCATTCTCCTAAAAACTTAACCGCTTTTCTTCCTCTGTTACTTCCAAATCCTATTAAACTATCCTCTTCATCTCTGTGTTCTACAAGGCAAGGAATTGGATAATATATTTTTTTCCCGATGCTCTTAAAATACTCTTTCATCCTTTCATCATCTCTGTTGATATATTTTGGGTCTGTCATTTTATCACAGAAAGCAACCATATCTTCAACTAATTTTGTAGGAACTACTACTCCTAATGCCCAATTCAATTTCCACCATATAATATAACCATCTTTGAATCCTTGCTTCCATTTATCCCTTAACTCGCTTTGACCTTTGTCTCTTATAAATAGATTATATACATACTCATCGCCTTTTTCAACCAATTTCTCTACCTTATCTACAAAATCATTACATAGAATAACATCGTCTTGAATAACACATTGAAACTCTTTATCAGGGTCGTATGATAGCCAAGCCCTTCTTGCTGTATCCCATACTCCTTTTCCTTCATCCCAGTTAACCTTTAGGTCAGGTATATTATTTTTCAGATAAGAAAGATATTTTTCTCGCTTAGGGTGAATCATCAAAGAAAAGTTAACTTTTTTTGACATCCTTTTTTGCTTCTATTAACTCTCTTATCGCTCTATTAACAATCCTATTATATTGTAAATGAACTTTCTTTTTCTTTTTTTTGTCTGCTTCAAGTAATGCCTCTAAAGAGTCTTTTGCTTTCTGAATTAAATCTCTACTCTTTGTTGATAATACTCTATCTTCTTTTTCAATTGCTTTTTCTATTTCATCGGTTATAGAGCCATTACTTTTTGCTAATGCCAATGCGTCCATAGGAACATTAACGCAAGAAAACTCTAATAGCTCATTATCGTATAAAACTCTGTAGCCATCTTTTTCCTCTGACCTTCCGTTAGTAAATCCTACTGAAAATGAATTGAGAAATCCATCTGCGTATAATCCAAACAACTCTCTTGCTAATGCTGAGTGTTCTAAGGCAAATTGAAATACTGCTTCAAGCATTCCTTTTTGATTAACAAAGATGTCCAGTGCTTTTGCTACTGCTGGTTTTGAATGGTCGTGTCCCCATAATACAACAGGGTTCTTAATAAAGTTATCAAGTATCCAAGATTTCTGGTCTATAATATCACCACCTCTATCTGGCTTTCCTGAAGAAATAATGGCTCTCATTATTCCTTTTTCTCTGTCTATATCTTTAGTCTCGCAATTGAAGACTTTGATATACATCTGTTTTTTTATTTTTTCCATATTTTTATTTTTCATAGGAGCTTTTCTCTGGGAATCTCATCCTTAGAAATTGTGTTAAAGGTTGAAATCTGCCCATCGTATTCGTCGTTGAAATAAATGGTGCTTTTTTATACTTCTTAAAATCATCCACTGTGTAAATCTTATAGTCCTGCTCTATCTGTTCTCCTTTAATTGTTTTATAGTTGTTACAATAAAAACTTCTAATTACGCCCAAATGTTTTAACTTATACTTCTTAATTACATTATCTAACTTTTTCTTATTAAATACAATAGGATAATGAACTTCATACCAATAACCTTCTGGGAACGCATCGTAAACCTCTTTAATGTATTTATTCCAAGTGCTACTTTTTTTACCTCCTGATATCTCCCAATTATTCTGTGCTTCATACCACTCTTTTATCGTCTTATTGTAATAGTAATGTATTCTTTCTTGAGGTTGTAACATTATGAAATCATCATTACTCCATATAAAATCATCTGATATTCTCTCATCTGCTATAATCGCTTTTGCTTTTGCTAACATATCAATATGCTTAAACAAGCAATCTCTTTTTACTCCATCATCCTCCAATGTTAAGTTTATGTAGATAGCGTTGACATTTAAGAAAGATGGTCTATCGCCGATAACTATCAATTTATCAAACTTAACATATTTTTCCATACTTCTAATCGTGAATCTTATTTCTTCTTCACAAGTAGATGGGCTCTTTTTGTATAATACTACTAAATCCATTTTTTATTGTTTTATAATTCGGAATATCGGAGCTATCGCACACCTGCAATTAGGTTCATTAGGTGACATAAGTCCATTGCTGAAAGGTTTATCTACTGGAACAATTTCACCATCCATAAGTAAATGTTCATCTCTTACTCTGTCATCTAATGTTGCTATCCACTCCTTACCTTCTGCGTTAGCTTGTCTATATGCTTCAAGATTGGCTTCATTAACAACTGTGTTTGTTTCTGTTCTTGCTATTCTCTCTGCTCTATATTTATTAAAATCTAAGTATGTATCATTAACTCTTTTTGATAAATCCTTTATTGATTCTCCTGCTGTTATTCCTTCTGAGAGTGTATCAACTAATGCTAAAAATGTCGTGTCGTTCACTGATTGAGCAAAAAACAATGCCCTTTCTTCTAATAATTTTGCTATTTTAGATTGCGGCTTTTTTGCTTTCTCTATTGAAAATGGCTCCATTGATATTAACTTCATTGCGTCATCTCCTGCTTGTTTGAATATGCTGTAGTAATGGGGTAGTATCCAATCTTTGAAATCTTTAACTTGCTCTTTCAAGTTAAATATCTTTTTAATATCTGCTTTTGTTTTTGGCTTCTTTTTCTTTAATGCTTTTAATATCTTTTCCTTCTGTTCATTTTTTTTAGCAATCATCGCTTTTTCTAACTTCTCTGTCTGATTATCTATTGCTTTGTTGTAGTAGTTATAATACTCTAATCTTTTTTTCTTGTCTTTGAATAATGACATCTCAGAAATATCCTTAACGCTTTTTTTGAATTGTTCTTTTTGTTTTTCAATAGTTTGCTTCATTGATAACTTTAACTTAGCAACTCTCTTACCTCTTAGGTTTTTGTATGCCTTTGATTCTCTTTCTCTTGCGGTTCCTGCGATAGGAACATTAGCAATCTGAGTATACAAATTATCTCCACCATCTGTTGATTCCATTCCAAGTATTTGTCTTATTTCATTCCTTGAAATCCATTTATCACAACCTGCTGTAAACTCTGCCAATCTTGTTTCTCTATCAACTGGAGTTGGATCCTCAAATGTTAAGAAGTATTCTTCTCCCCACTCTGGAATAACTAATGCCTCGTTTAATTTATTAACTAATTTATTCATTTCTGGAACAATCGTTTCTGATAAAAATATCTCTTGTGCTGTTTCTGCGTTGGCTCTATTTACATCATCAGTAACAGCTACAATTGGTTTTGGCACTTTGAATGCTATTAAAATATCATCTCTTGTTGCTTTTAATGATTCTATGAAATCCATCTCTCTTGGAGATAAACTAATTTGCTGATATTTCAATCCTGAGTCCAATACTGCTAACTTACTATTCTTTCCTAATCCTTTATGTTTCTTATTAAAATCATCACTAAGCTCTTGTCTCTGTTCTGCTGTTAATGGCTCATCTGTTGATAATAATCCATCGGGTCTCGCACTGTTAAGGAACATATCCCTTTGATGCCCTATGGCATATTCCTCTACTTGAACTCTATTTCCTGCTGAGGATAGTGGAGACATTCCAAAATGCTCACTTAATGGTGATGGTGCTTTAATATGTATCATTTCTGAAACTTCTACTCTTTCTCTTGTCCCGTCGTCGTTCATAATCTCGTAATAAGAAATATATTCTCCTCTATTACTAATTATGTTAACTCTATCAGGTCTGATATTCCATAACTCTACTATCTGTCCTTGTTCATTTCTTACTTTATAAATAAAAGAATCACCAGTTAACTTCCTGTTAATGGTGTTAATTTCTATCGCTTCCTCCTTAGTAAAGTATGGATTCCATTTATAAAGTAAATCTAATATCTCGTGGCTTTTTACTTCTTCGGTATCTCCGTTAGCGTTTATAATTTTATTTAGTTTGAAGTCTATACTTGCTACTTTTTCTGCTATCTTACTAACACAGGCATAAACATAAAGCGATTTTCCGTAAGCTGAAATGTTCTTCTGGTCAGTCCAATTCTCTCCTATTAATCTTTCAACTAAACCTAAAGAATTACCTGATAAATATCCTGTTTCACTTTTTTGAAATAATTTTTTTATATTATCAATTATACTCATTCCTCATTTGATTTATTTTATCAATCTAAGAAAATCCTGTCAAGGTTTATCCAATCCAAGTCACCGATGGTGCTGGCTTTTTAAGATATGTATAAACTGCATATCTGATACTATCTAAACAATTAGAAACTAATATTCCGTTAGCATAATAATTATGGTCGTTCTCAACTGTTAGATTGTAGACGTCTTCTTTTCCGCAACGCTCTCGCTTTACAATTGTTATGGCAAAATCTACTTCTCTTGGGAAAATATGTTTCATATTCTTTTCCGCATACTTCACATATCTTTTTATATGTTTTTTTATTAACCCAAGCTTCTTTTCCGTGATTTCTGTGCCATTCAATTCCTTCTTTAGAAGCGTGCCATTTTTTTGTAAGAGGTCTAATATTATCGCAATTTTCTCTAACTTTTTCTCTAAACTCTTTTCTTTTCCAGTTTTCTTTGAAGTGATTTGATAAATGCTCTGAAGCAGAGATAATTTGCAGATTTGATAATCTATTATTTGTTCTATCTCCGTCAATATGGTGGATATGGAATCCTTTTGGTATTTTTCCATTTTCTTTTTCCCATACTGCCCTATGCAATCTTGTTCTCCCATTAATACATCCGCCAACTGGGTTATAGTATTTACCATTCCAGTTATATCTTCTATTATCAAATATGATTGTTTTTTCCATAATAATAAATCTTTATAATCTTCTGTTATTATTATATCATCATAACTCAATGAATCAATAGCTACTTTTCCATTACTGGTATAAACATTATGGTCTCCTGTTCCAATTATACTTTTTCCATTTGATAAAGTTAATTTGATTACATCTTCATTTTCTCTTGTTTTTCTTGATAACAAAACTTTATTAAATCCATTTTCACTCTTAACTATATCTCCCTCTTTTATATCTTTTAGCTTTTTACTGCTTCCGTTTCTCATCGTTATTAGTGTTTCACCTGAAAGACAATGGTCCCCTATTTTAACTGGTTCATCTAAAACTCTGCCGTCTTTATCTGTTTTCCAGGAATAACTCCTTATTTCTTTCTGTAAATTAACTGATGATTTTAATATATGTATTTTGAATGTCTTTATAAAATCAATACCATTTTTAACATCTTTAATTGCTGGTCTAACTGCTATACCTGCTCGTATCATTTCTTTAATTCTTTGAGGTTCTGCCGCATCTGCGTATATCAATCCTTTGATTTCTAATCTTTTTACTTTTTCTATTAAATCAGAGTTAGTTAGATACTTGTTATAAATTAATTCTTCAACATATAAATCTTTCTCTTTTATTCCTACTTTGACAAGTGCTGATTCATTGTTATAACCAAAATCTAATCCGTATACAGTATCTAATCCTTCGGGCATTTCATCTACTAAATCCCAGTTAGAGTAAACTTTCTCCGTTGATATACCTCTTTCTCCTAATCCAAATATCCTCCAGTAGTTTTCATCTTCATCTTTCATTCTTTCAATTTCTTTGATAGTTTCTGCGTCTAAGAAAGGATTGTCTAAGTAGGTAGAGTGAATAAACTCGCAATCTTCCCGTGGCAGTATCTTGTCATATATCCAGTGAAACTCATCAGAAGGATTGTAGTCCATAAAAATCTGCCCTGTTGTTCTTAATGCTAATTGCTTAAAATCATCGTAAGTTAATTCATTTGCCTCGTTAATCCATAAATCTTTTCTCTTTCTGCCTCTAATTTTTTGTGGCTCATCTATACTGATAAACTCTGTTTGAGAGTTTCCCATTTTGTAAATTAAATCTGACTTGTTTAGATTACTAGGATTGAAAAGTTTTAATGATTCTAATATG